GCATTGAATCCCGAATAATATGCACCTTGCTGAGTTGCAGGTTGCATCATTGGAGTCTGGCCAGCACCATATGTTCCTTGTCCATTAGGACCACGATATGTTGGCTGATTACCACCCATCATTCCGGCGAGAGGTGCAGTCAATTGTGCGGCACCATAACCGCCTAAGAAGTTTGCGCCTTGTTGACTAGAATTAAATCCATACTTAGCGAATATAGTTTCAGGTCCAGAAGCAACACCAGTAAGTCCATATAGCAATTGTTCTGTAGCGGCTTGCTTGTTACCTCTTGCAAAGTTACCTAGAATTTGTCCAGTTAATGCATCCGAATTTTTATCATTACCAAGAATACTACTAAACAGTTGACGACCAACTTTTGTTGCGCCAACTTCAAGATATGCAGTACCAAGTTGTGAAACCATTGGCGCATATGCTTTACCAATTTGCTTACCGAATACACTTGTAAGGACTTTTTCGGTTCCTTTGTTCAACCCAAGCATCTTTGCTACTTGTTGCCCACGGAACGTTTCACCCATCGTTTGTTGTTTAGTTACAAGATTACGTGAACCTTGTTTACCATAAGCACCGACAACAAGTGTATCATAAATCGCTTTACTCAATAATCGTTGAGTTGTATTTTGAAATTGATTTAAGAAGGTTTGATTTGCACGTTCAAGTAACGTAGTTTGTTTGCGTGTTTCTCTAGCAGTTGTGGATTTAGCAACAACACCAGTTTGTCTTGCGACAACTTTAGTTGATTTTAGTTGTTGTCCTAAAATTGCATTTGCTTTTTTATCTTCAACTTGAATTGGTCCTACAAAATCTTTAGTTTTACTTCCGGATCTAGATTGTGCTAATGGACCACCTAATAATTGTAAACCTCTTTCAGATTTTGTTTTTGATAGTTCAGATTTAAGTACCATCAATCCATTACCATCATCAACATACATGCTATCGTCTGTTGCTACATTTGATACTGGAGTGGCTCTTGATGTTGGGGTAATAGGTGCACCGGTTTTAGTAAGAACACCACTAGAACTTCTATTGGATTCACGACTTTCTGAAGTTGCGGGACCAGCAGTATCAAATAAATCGCCTTCTTCTTTTCTTCTTTTCTTGAGACCGGCTTCAAGTTGTTTTCTTCTTTCTGGATCTTTTTCGCCTGACGCTGTAGCAATACCATCACGAATTGATTTGGCCGCATTTGCGTAATTTCCAGCTTTAATTGCTTCAGCAAAACCTTTAGGTACTGAACCCGTGTTATAAACATAACTTAAAATTGCAGTTTTTTGATTTTGTGATAATTTATTGTATGCTTCTTGTCCGATAGCACGAACAACAACAGATTCAAATTTTCCTAAATCTTTAGAGAATAATTTATTTGCTTGTTCTTTTGTTACTGTAGTGTCTTTGCCGCCTTCACCAGAAATTTTTATAAATTCTCCATTACCTAAATCAATTTGACCTGATTTGATTTCTGCATCAGTAATATTGTGCCCATAACCAATAGCCATTCTATTAGTATCTTTAGTTGCTTTGCCAACAAAACCTTCTTTACCTGTAATAAATTTTGTAGCATCTTCACCGACAGCACCAACAGTTGATCTTCTTCTAGGATCACCCACGCCATATATGCCTCGTACAACTTTTTGTGCCGATTCATTTACGTTTGCCGCTTGACTATCTCTTGCCGCATTGTACGAACCTTTTACGGGTGTGCCAGGTCTAGCATACATTCCAAAGGCAGCCCCACCAGCACCCTCAACTATTGGTGTTGTACTGCTACTTGCACCACCAGGTTTAGGTGGTTTTAATCCCTGTCCACCTTGATTGCCAAAAATTTTGTATGCTTCATAACCAACTTCAGCCGCAAGAAGTGCCCAACCAATTGGTCCCATTAGGCCACGCAATAATGTTCTTCCCGCAATACCGGCGCCTCTTAACAATCCACCGGCGCCACCAATGCCACCACCCGTTGGAGGAACAGGAATGCCCCCTCGTCCACCTTGAGGAAATTGAATTACTTTTCCGCCACCACCAACTGGTGGTCCTCCAGTTGGTGGTTTACCTCCACCGCCAGCACCACCAGTTGTAGGAACACCTCCACCACCTTTACCGAATATAGTTTTACCTTTGTCAAGAATTGCTTTGCCGCCTAACCCAATGCCAAGAGCCTCTAACAAACTTGCATTTTGTAGCACATCAAATAGTGTGCCTAAAAGGCCTTTTCCCCCACCAGCACCACCAGCAGAACCTAAAGCACCAGCAACACCACCCCCGCCTTTGAGGGATTTAATTGCATCTAATAATTCTTTGTCTCTTTGTGATTTTTCTCTGTCATTTTCTTCAGCAAACATTGCGGCTTGTTTTGCATTATTAGCTTGAAGTGCAGAGATGCGTGTTTGTTGTAGAACATTATTATTGATTGATCTGAGTTGTCTAACCATCTCAATGCTAATAATATTATTTGTTCTTTGTTCCTTTACTGATGCATCTATGGCTGATGCATTACCCAATTTATCTGCACGACCTTTAACTTCTCTGCTAAGTCCCATCAAAGCTGTAAGTCCAGGCATTTCATTCATTGCGGCACCTTTGATGCCCATAGCAAACCCTTTCACAGAACCTTTAACAGATTCTTGTGCAAGTTGCCCTAATGCCTTGCCATAATTGTTAAGTGCCATTATTATCCTCTGTCAAATACAGAGTCTGGATTTGGGTCGGCAAATTTTGCCGCTTTTCCAGTTGCTGGTCTTGATGTTGCATCAAAGCTAGACGTTGATGCTCCAAAGCCTGAACTGCTACCAAAGCTATTTGATGTTGGTGAACCAAAACTACTGGACGCTCCAAATCCGCCTGCTGACGGCGAGCCATATGTTGTTGTGACGCTTTGTCCCACGGGTTGCATTCCGCCATTGTTTGCTCCTGCTAGTTTTTCTTGTGTGCGACCAAAAGCCGCAACACCAATAATAGCACCCATAGAGAGGTGAAATAGACCTGCGCCCTGCAAGGTGATTGGTTGCCATGCAGTCACAGGTTGTTTCAAAGCGGCCTGTAGTATAGACCATAATACAGGAAAAATAATGAAGTCTGTCACACAGGTTAGCATATAAATCCAACCCATCATCGGACGCCATTTGGCATTCATCCAATCTTCTTTTTTCTTTTCACTATCACTTAATTTATTATATTCTTTTTGTGTAGTCATTTATGATACCCTTATCTACGTTGTGCTTGCATTCTGTCATTCTCTTCAGCCACATGTTGAGAAATTAGCATTATGTAAATTTCCCTCTCAAAGGGTATCATATTCTCCAAATCTTCCAAAGTGTATTTATGGTGTTGCATTAGAGTAAAGTTAGTCTTATAATAATTTATAAGGCTTTCTTGACTCAATGTTATCCGAAAAAATTTGCAAGACCCTCTAACACAACTTTATCTTCTTGACCACATCCAGCACATTTCCACGTAACTTCGTGTTTTAATTTTGGCATAGTGTCAAAAAACGATGAAAGTTTTTCGTATTGTTTTTGTGATAAATTTTCAATGAAATCAATTAATTCCTGTTTACTATGATCTTCACGTTTATAAACATTATCAGCATCAAAGATGAAATCAATACTATTGATAATTGCATCTGTTGCTAAATCCAATTGATTCATTTCTTCTGGATTCTCAATAGATAGTGCAAACTCTGATGTTGGATATTTAAATTTGATACCAATTTTAGTTTCGTCATCTAATACAATCTTGTCTTCGTGTGCAATTGACTTATGAACTTCAACGTCTAAAAGATTTAATGTTGCTTTAGTTACGTGTTCACAAATTTCATCTTTAGAATTCATACCATTTGGATGGCGCAAATTCAAATCAATAGTTTCGCCAATTGATTTTGCTCTCAAACGAACAAAGAAATATTCCAAATCAAAGACTGGAAGTTTGTCAACGTCAACTGGATCTACTGCACAGTTATTGATGATCTGCTTGATAGCCGTCATCATAGATTTTTGATCTCCAGACTCCATTGCAATCAAAAGAATTTTCTGTTCTTTGACTAAGAATGGTCTGTATTTAACCGTTTTTTCTGTTGATGGTAAAATCAATTCAAAAATAGGCGCATTTATTTTAGGTAAACTCATAATTTTTTCTCCGAATAATTAAAAAAAGACATATAAATCATGTTTATATTTTATATGTGTGATAGCGATATGCAAGTGTTACACCAAATCGCTGATAGGTGTTGGTTTCTTCCCATGATGCATTCATAGGTGTTAATCCTGTTGGATATATATCGTTTAAAGTGTAAGAAATTAAAGTATTTCCTGATTCGCTCAATTGGTCTACAGTAAGTGATACGCCTAATGCATAGTCTTGATAATACGATACAAGTCCAGCATTGCCACGTCCTCCACGACCAATAATTTTATCCATCCAAGTCTCAAAAAATTCACGCTCATTCATATCAGTTGAACAAATAATTGATAATGTTATGTCGTTATAAGTTACATCGTATGGAAGTTTTAATGATGGACCACCACCAACTGCATCTTCTGTTGTTGCGAGTGTGCGACCAGGCAACTCAGCCTTTTCACACCTAAATTTAAAAGTATTTGTAATATCAGGAAATACACCAGAATCTGTTCCACCTACAATTTTACTGTATCCATCTAATGTTGCATTAAAAAGATTAGGACGAACTAAATTTCCTACAGCATTCTTAAAATCTGAAATTTTGAATGATGATGCCATCTTATGTTCTTCCTATTTGTTTGCGTGACTCTTCCCAAACACGCCCTGTGTCTGCTTTTCTGAAAGACTCTGTTGGTAGAAAAATAGCAATGTCCCATTCGTTTACTTGTACTTCTAAGAATTGAGAACGAACATGACTTCTTAGATATTTCTTCAACATCGGTTTAAAGTATCTGTACTTAGACGCAGATTGTAGAATAGAGTATGAAATTCTAACTTTTGTGGTGTCATCATATTTTTTGTTTGTTAATGTTGAGTACAATGCATTCATTAATTTAGCACGTAGAACTGGTGGCAAGTAATGGAAGTTGATTCCTAAGAATCCATCAGAGTCCATCCTCACAGGAAAAATTAACGGAAATGTATCATAGTACGGCAAATCATTTTTTGTTTTTGGATCATACTTGAATGCGTACATGTATCCAAATTCCATTGACGAAACTTTTCTTGCCTCATCGGTTCTTTTCTCAAAGACTCCGGGACTTATGTTTGACATTAATTTGCCAGCCGCAGACCTATACCAATCCCTTGCCGCAACTGTTCTTGCAGGAATGATGCCTTGTCTAGCGCCTTGAATGAGTATGTTATCAAATATCATACTTCTATTTATCTCAAATCTTTATCGGTTATGATTTTAAATTCCCAATTTCTTTCAATTGAGTACTTTGTTGCGGCTTCCCACTTTGCTTGATTTACGCCCCATGTCATTACTTCATTGATGAATCTTCTAGTTGGTTTACCTGCTGGTGTGTTTTTTCTAACAGGAGGGCGTGTTTGTATGTCTGGCTTGACTTCAATTAGCACAGATTTTATCTCTCCGTTTTTGTCTCTATATTTCATCCAGAAGTCAACAAAATATCTATGATACCGATTGTCAACAGGAGACACATAAGGAACAACGACTTCTTCAGAAGACCACTCAAGTATAGATGAAGTCTCATCACAATATACCATGAATCTTCTTTCCAACAAACTACGATATGTAATATTTGTTGGATTACCTTTGTACTTTTGATAGTTTTTAGGTTTAAATTTACCTTTGTAAGACATAAATAGAATATACTTTAAAGTTTAAATAGGAGTAATAATGGCAACAGATGCTATATTTGGCATTCCGCAAGGCGTGGCAACATATCCTTCATCCGATGGTCTAGTTTTTGGTTCTGATTATGGAAATCAAGATTTTGTTGTGCCGATGGCTAAGTTTACATTTTTTGATACTAAAGGCGTTCTTTTGTCTGGAATCAGCGCACCAATTATTTATGTACGTCTTGGTGGTACATTTAATACACAATTAAGTAACGGATATCAAGAAGCCCAAGGCATCATGGGAAATCCAACTGGCACAAGTATATTTGACGGCGAAATGGGTCAGGCATTGGGTAGATTAGGCTCATCATTTATTGAAGGCTTACAGAAACAAATTGTACAAGGTGTTGCTGGTGCGACTGGATATGTTGCGAGTGCTGGCCAGTCAGGAAAAACTCAAGTTGAATTTTTACAAAGGGTCATGTTAAATAATTTTCAACAATTGATTTATCAAGGTCCAACATTTAGAAGATTTCAATTGCCATTTATTATGAAACCGCACAGTCAAACTGAAGCAGAAACTATGTTGGCCATCATTTCATCATTCCGAGTTGCATCATCACCTAGAACAGGAACAGAACAAACTATTGCTCAAGTAATTGGTCGGTTTGGAGGATCAGCGGAAAATCAACTGCAAACAACTGGAGATTTGGTACAACCAGATGAAAAGGATTTTGAATCTACAGGTGGTAAAGACAGTCCAGAATATCAAGAAGCGTTGAGAAATTATTTAAACAGACAAGTAGTATTAAGACCTGAAGACGAGTCTGCGGCAAATGATATTGTTGCAAATAGCGGACAAGTTTTTACATTTGGTTATCCAGACATGTGTAAATTTGAATTGATTCTTCATAAAAAAGGTGACCCAACCGGAGTTGATGGTGCTTTAATCTCACTATTCAAATCCGAATTTTGTATGATTGAAACTGTATCACTAGATTATGGTGCACAAAACAAAATGACATTTTTTGATGGTAAAAATAACAATACTCAATATTTTCCAACAGATGTTAACTTAACAATTTCACTAAGAGAATCTGTTCTTATTACTGCCCCTAAGGCTTCGGAGCAATATTTAACCGGAACGGTATTACTATAATGAGCATATTTACTCTATACCCCAAAATAGCATACAAGGTAAACGAATACGATTACCTAAGAGCAATTGACATAACACAGTCTACTAAAATTAAAAGTTTTTTAAGAGACTACCGAGGCATCTCTTATAATCCATATACTATTAAAGATGGAGAAAGACCCGATTACGTTGCACATAAATTTTATGGCGACTCAAATTTAGATTGGGTTGTTCTATTGTCAAATGAAATTTATAATATCTATGACGAATGGCCTAAAAATAGTGCAGATTTTGAAGAGTACTTGATTGAAAAATATGGTAGTATTGCAACCACATTATCTACAACAAAATATTACTATAATACAGCAAAAGATATAATTGATGAGACAACATACAATGCGTTGAGTGTTTCGCAAAGAAGTTCTGAGACAATATACGAATATGAATTGAGAGCAAATAATAATAAATCAAAAATTAAACTTATCAGATCAAGTATAATTGGCGCAATTCAATCAGAATTAAAATCGTTACTATACAAACCAGTGAGATAAAATGGCAGTTTTACAAACAATTAATCGCAATAGACTTGAGCAAAGCAAAGACTTGTCAATTTCTGGTTCGTCTAATAATACATTGACTGGCAATAAAGTTGATATAAAAAAAGATTCCAATGTTCCAAATAGTGTTGGTGGCACATTTGAACTTAAGAAAATTGTATTGTTGATGAACGATGGAAATCAAATTGATATCAAAGGATACTTTTCAAATTTAATTGTAGAAGAAAGCATTTTTACGTCAAGCATTAGTGGGCAATTGACAATTACTGACAGCGCCGGTGGCTTAGAGAAGTTTGTAATTCATGGTGGCGAAACTCTTATGTTGAAAATGTGCAAACCAAATAGTGATGACATTATCATTTGGAGAGAAGATTTAATTGTACATAAAATTTCAAAGAATTCTGTTTCGCCATTAAGTTTGATAAGTAAGTTTGATATATTTTTCACATCAAAATCGGCCGTTAACTCCCTGAAGAAAAATTTATTTAAAAGTTATAAAAATGCTACAGTTTTAGAAGTTGTCTCATCAATTTATAAAGAAATGAGTTTGAATGATTTGATTAGTGAAGATCCAAAAATAACTTTAACAACTCCATTCATTAGTACTGGTGTTTCTCCACACAAAGTAATTGACTATCTAGCGCAAAGATCATGCACTAAAGACAAGTACTTTGTATTTTTTGAAAGATTTGTTCCAATCTATGGTAACTATCCAGACGGAACAGCATTTACAGCTTCTCACTATTTTGGTAGTGTGGAAAAACTAATAAAAGATGCACAAAATGTTCCAGTAAAAACAATTGTTTTTGCGCCAAAAATCAATGCAACCTTTGAAGGTGCTACAATTCGTGCTTCTAGATATGAAAGATTAGAAAATTTCAATCATATGAATGGCATGTTATTAGGATTTTATAACAGCACGATATCGTCAATTAACCCGATTAAAAGAAGTTATAAGGTTCAAAAATTAAACTATGCAGATGATAAGGACGAAACGCAAGACTTCTATTCAAATAAATTGTTTAGTACATTGAACATTTTTAATACATACAATGATGTTCAAAATGAAACACCTGGACGAAAATTAATTCTTTCAAGTATCAATGAGTCTGTCAATAGAGAATCTTGGTTAGGCAATCACATCTATGGACAACTCTCAAAAAGCATGTTTAAAATTTCTGTAGACATTCAAGGCGGTACAAATACAATTGGTGTTGGTAACGTTGTAAACTTTGCAACACCAAGTCAAATCTCTGTTATGTTGAATCCTCAGTCAGCGTTTCCTGAACTTGATCCAGTTTACTCTGGCAAATATCTTGTCACGACAGTAATACATGCAATGTCATCAACGCAATATATAAAAACAATGCATTTAAGCAGAGGTTCATCTCCATTAAATTTTGATAAGCACACAGAATTTGATGACGCATTTGAAGACATTAAAGCAAATATTAAAACTGCATTAGGAAATAAAAGGACAACATGAAACTTAAATTTTCAGAGTATGTAGACTTAAAAGACTACAAAGCAAGTCAACTTGTAGAGAAACAAATTCTCTATAACAATGGCGCAAAGTACGGGCAGATTGTGTTCCTTGCTGGTGGTGCAGGTTCGGGTAAAGGCTTTGCTGTTCAGCACTTCATGCAAGGGGCTGAATTTAAAATACGTGACGTTGATGAATTAAAAATTGCATTTCAAAAGTTAGATGCACTCGGCAAATTCACAACCCAAAACTTGTTAGACAAATATGGCGACAAAATTTCTGAGAAAGATAAAGAACTTATCCAAAGAGAATTGACTGACAAGAATTTAAAGATGGGTCAATTGGATTTGAAAACGCCAACGCATGTTTACATTCTACACGTTCTCATTCGTGCAACTGACGTAAAAAACAAAACGTTAGACTTAATGCTTGCTGGCGCTGAAAAGGGGCAATTGCCAAATCTTATTTTTGACAGCACATTCAAAGAAATTTCAGACATGACAGATGTTTTGCCAAAATTGTTTGCCGCTGGATATGAACCAAAGAACATTCACGTTTCATGGGTTCTGACTAATTATCAGATTGCAATAAAGAACAATAAATCAAGAGCAAGAGTTGTGCCAGAAGACATTTTGCTTGCCACTCACGCAGGTGCGGCACAGACTGTATATAACTTAGTGTCAACATCCATGCCACCATCTGTTCAAGGCGGTGTTTACGTCATTCTAAATAATCCAGAGAATACAATTTTCATTGTTGATCCGCAAACAGGCAAAGCATATAAAGACAAAAAAGGTAATCCTGTCATTAAAGATTTTAAGTATTTGACACTTAAAGAACCAGGAAAACCTGCTAAGAAAGAACTTGATGTGAAAAAACAATTACTGACTTGGATTAAAGACAATGTTCCTCCAGGCGCAGTTGACACATCAGAATTAGACAAGCTATGAAAAAATTTAAAGAGTTTATACAAGGCACGACACTTTCACAAGAAGAGTGGGAAGAAGAAGTTTACGGTCCAGAATTAATTGAGACACTTAAACAAGTAGACGGCAAGTGGGCGCTAGTCTCAAAGAAGACGGGTAAGCCATTGCGTTACTACAAGGGCGAAGGTAAACCGTCAGATGAATGGGTTGCAGATCAAGAGAGACAAATTCAATACTTTAAGCATATGGGATAATTGATGAGAAATTTTTTGGGACATGATGGTTTTATTTGGTGGATTGGAATTGTTGAAGATATCAACGATCCTCTGACACTAGGTAGATGCAAAGTGAGATGCTTTGGCTATCATCCTGCAAAGGCAACCAATTTAGTTCCGACTGAAGACTTGCCGTGGGCGCTAACTATTCATCCTCTAAACACCCCCAATCTTTATGCAAGTCCTAAAGTTGGTGAATGGGTTTTTGGTTTCTTCTTAGATTCATTGTCTGCACAAGAGCCTGCAATTTTAGGATATCTTCCTGCAATACCCGAAGCGGCATCTGAGTATTTCGGTACCGCACCCAATCTAACTAGAAACTTTGCTAGAGTCAATACTGCAAATAATTCTGCAAATACAATTTGTTGGGAGATTGGTAATAACATAGTTGAAGTTGTTACACAATCTTCAACTGAAGCAAATGGGCATATATTAATTCAGCACAAAACTGGCGCAAAAATTAATATAGATTCTGATGGAAAAATTTCAATCTACACACCAACCAATGATATTTCAATTGAAGCGACAAATGGCGATATCAATTTAAACGCAAAGAACATTAATTTAACAGCGTCAGAATCAATAACGACTACATCAACTTTAGCAACAAGTATTACTGCTGGTGGTCTTGCTTCTATTACTGCTGGTGGTGCGTTTAGTGCAACCGCTGGAGGTCTTGCTTCTATTACTGCTGGCGGCGCATTTACTGCGACTGCTGGTTTATACATGGATCTAACGACATTAGCTGGAATATTAAATATAGAAACTCCAAATTCTATTTCAATAGACGCACCAGCAATATATTCAACTGGAACTTTAGAGACCACTGGTCAAATAGTTGGTGCTGGAATAGGACTCAGCACTCACATACATGAGGGAGTTCAACCTGGCGGCGGATCAACATCTACACCTTCACAACCATAGGTTAAAATCATAGGCTACACAGTAATATAACATACTGTCAAGCAAAAGTCAACATTTTATAAGGAAATAATAATGACAAATCACGAAAACTTAGTAAATTTATTTGAATCGTATCTTGCGGAGAA